GCAGCAGCAGCAGTATTACCCAGAGTTAAAGTTGTACCCTCAACATCTTCAACATGAAGTCTTGAAAGTGGGGCGGTGTTACCTATACCTACGTTTTGACTTGAATTTACAGTTACGGCCGTAGAACCACCTGTTGTAATATTCAAAGTATCAGTAGCACTACTATATATTCCCGTATTTGTATCATCATCAAAAAATAACGATGGTGATGATTCACTGCCATCTGGTAATGGCAAGCTACCATCAAATTTCCTTAAATTTACAAAAGCATTGTTTGCAGCATTTCTAAGCTGCAAAATTGAATCTGTAGTATTAGCAAAACTTTGAAGAGCATAAGTTGTACTAGGTGCGGATGATCCAGAATTATTACTTGAAATTGCTAATAAAGCACTATTGATATCTGCCCTGACGTTCGCTCCTGTGGAGTTATCTATAACATAATCGTGTTGTGCCATTTCTTAATACAAAATTTTCTCTAAGTATATCGTAAACCAACACTAACTACCACGCCCAAAACCTGTAGCTGCATATTTAAAGTTTCTGTTCACATTGCTAGAACCATTTTTAATATCTATATCAAAACCCGCACCAGTAATATTTGATAAGGTGAAGAAATCTCCTGACTGTGCATTTTCTATTGTTATTCCTATAGAAGGTAAAACAGAATTAGCTCCTATACTTGTGCCTGTTTGACCTGTGAAGAAACTATTTGTAAATGTAATTGATTTTGTAGAAGTACCACTTGCTATAAATCCACCACTTGATGCGGCTGCATTTCCTAAACTTGTTTCCGTTCTGCTTTGTAATTCTGCTGAATATCCAAGTTGATCTATTTCAATAGATTGTGCAGGGTCAGTCGATAATAAATCGCATTTAAATTTAAAACCTCTTGCAACATACGCTCCATTAACAAAGGGATTGTATTGTGAAAACTCTGCTGAATATGTACAGTTACCGCTGGTATTTAAAGAAGTTGCAGAGGTTAATGTAAAAGTGTTTGCATTAGGTACAGATTGAATAATATAGTCACCGTTCACACCAGTTCCAGATGTAAAATCTACAGTAACAAGACTGCCGACAGAATATCCATGCGATGATTTTGTGATTGTTATGGTAGTAGCTGATATTGCATAAGTAGCTGAAACTGACAAATCAGGATCAGATTCAGTTGTTGCAACAGATAATTTTGCATTCACTTCTGTTGCTGTAGCACCATCAAAATCAGTCCATGTATCAACATTTGCAGTTCTTTTATCAATCAGATCATTTGGTAAAAACCCTTGCGTTACAAAGTGTCTTCTTAGATGTAAAGTGTGTTTGCTTCCTAAATCTAAAGTATCTTTGAAAAAATATTGACCACCAGTTAAGAAATCTACATCACCAATAAAATCAAAATCAGCTATTGCATCAAAATCAGGTTCATCATCTAATGTTACTGTTGATCCTAAAACCAAGCCATTTACTTCATCAGAGAAAAAGCAATCATCTTTAGTGCCTTGAAAAGGTGGACTGTCTAAATCTTCTCTATCTGTTAAAACTGTAAGTTTTGGAAAAATATCAGGTCTTGTATCTATTAGTGCAATAGAAGCAGCATTAGCACTAAGCCGCCCTCCATCATCCCTAAAGGCAAGAAGATATGTTCCGTTCACTATATTGGGAACAATTGCTTCTGTAACGTTTCCAGACAATTCTGGAACAACATCAACCGAATTTGTAAAAGTAGCACCTGATGTCAAATTAGAGCTACGAATTACCACGTTGCCACCATGCACCACATCAACCGAGGTTGATTTATTAAAACGTAATCGTACGAATAGATCTGATAAAGGTTCTATTTGTAAATTCTGCACATCATCAGGCAGTGCCGTTTTACCAACTGCATTGAAAGTAAAAGTTGATACATCAGTACTTAATTTCCCTAAAGCGTTATAAGATTGTACTTTAAAAAGATATTTACCTTTCCTAGCTTCAAATAATTCAAAAGTTGGTCTTGGGATTCTTAGTTTTTCTGGATTGTCAAAATTTTCACCATTTTCACCATCTGAATTTGAGTATTGAAACTCAACAAGATATTCTTTTACCCCTAGAACTGGTTCCCACGAAACAAAAATCTTTGAAACAGCACGATTTTGTAAAACAACAATCTGTTCTGTTGCTGTTAAATTACGTGGTGCTGGTTTGACATCTATTAAGGTTGTTATTGTTCTTGTTGGCAGTGCTGTATTATCTTCAACTTGAGAATATTTATTTACATCATGAATTATTGCTGTAACTTTATATTCACAATGGTTTACCTCTTCAACTCCTAAAACTCTATATAACTGAAATTCAACAGATGTATTTTCTATAGCCCAAATGCTGTTTGCCTGTGGCACTGCTGAAAATGCGGAAGATACAGTTATAGTTTTGTCAGAAATATTACTTATTGCTTTTGTCTCTACACTTCCATCTGGCAACACTACAGAAAGTGTTGCTGTATTTTCTGCTGTTAAATCAGTATTGTTTGCATCATCAACAATAATTTGAGTTGTTGAAACACCTGTGTTTATACGTCCACCTCTACGAACCCCTGCCCTCATAGAATCAGCAATACCTATTATTGTTTGTGGCCTTACAATCACCCCAGCTTCAAGTGTTGTTGTAAATGAAACTGTTTCTGATTCCAATAAATTTGTATATAAGAACCAACGTGCAAGTCTGTTTGCCTGACCTCTTGACGTACATGCAAAAGATTTAAGTGTTTTTCTTACCCTTCCAAATTTTGTAATTGCATCTAATCCACTTGTTCCTAATGCTGTAATTTCATTTGCATCAACATAATGAAAATCAAGTTGTTGTGTCTCATTATCAAAATAAGAAACCTCTACTTCAGTAAATTTTGTTTTTGATCCGACTCCTGTATAAGTAAAACCCTGTTGGGTAACATTTGCATTCGTAAAAATGTATTGAGCATCAGAGGTGTTATCACTCGTGTTAGTAGGTCTGTCCTGAGATATTGTTAGTGAACCAACGCTATAAAATGGCATGGCGTTCATAACAGAACAAAGATCATTAATTATTGTGTAGGCATCATTTTTTCTGTTTATTATTACATTACAACTAAATCTTGGCTCTTTAGTTCCATCACCATTTCCAGCATCTACTAATTCACTGGCATATTTTGATGCTTGAAAGAAAGAAAAAACATCAAGTGTATCTTCATCAATAATTCCTTTTTCTATAACAGATCCATTGCTGTTTAATTTATCTCCAAAACCTTTATCAGTCGTTAATAAATCATATAAAATCCATGCTGGGTCTGCGCTCCATTCTTTATCTGCTTTAAAAGTGCCATTAAAATCACCAGAATAAGAAATTGCACCATTATTCTGATCTACTGATCCGTTATGGGGTATTTTTATCTTTGTTCCTTTGATTCTATACATCCGCCTTGGAAAGGATTGAAATTCTTGTGCATTAAATCTTAAGGCTACATAAGCAAAACCCTGATAAGCACTATTATCTGTAATCATTTCTGTATAACTTAACCAGTTTGTTAGGTTCTGCAATTTAGGGTCTGTGCCATCTGCTGTGTTCCTCATGACAGTTAATGTCAGAGGAAAATTCATGTCTCTAAAAAAAACTAATTCAAAATCTTGTACATAAGGACTTGTTGCCCTACCATTTATTTTTTCTAAAATTACAGGATTATTTACGGTTCCATTATTTTCTGTAATTCTTATAGAAATTTGAACTTCTGCACCTATTACATCACCATCATCTTTAAACTCTTGTAATGCTGGTACTTGAATAGAAATTCTTAATTTATCTACATTTGTGTCAGAAATTGTTCTTGATAAACCTTGACTGGTTTTAATATTGCAACTTCCATTCTGAAAAGAAAGGCCAACAAAAGTAGTGTTGACAACAAAAAAATCTGTATTAAAATTTTCAATTAAAATATTTGTTGTTTGTGGGAATTTACTTTGTTCGGTAGCCTCGGCTTGTGTATTTTCCCAGTGAATAACATCACCAATAGAGTAACCATGATTTTCCTTTATTATCACCATTTGACTGGCACCTAAAGTAAAAGTTGTTCCTCCAATAGTTACATCTTGCCCTCCACTACTTAGAGTATATGTAGCTGCTTGAGTTGTTGTGAAAGGAGAATTTGTTAAAGATAATCCAACTGGTATAGTTTTTTCAATCGCATTTATTTCTTTTATTGGTGTTTGATCGCTTGCACCATTTTTTACAAAAACATCTACATTAGTAAAATTTTCATCCCCATTTGAATTTTGTATTGGTGTATTATCAAGAAAAATATTTTGTCTGAATTTACTTGTACCGACTTCTGGATTAAATATGCCATCAATTTCACCATAACCAAGCAAATCAACAACGGTTGCAAACTGTTTACTTTTTAAACCGTTCTCAATAAGATCAGGATCAACAATATTGTCTCCTTTACCTCCAAATAATTGATCTGGTAATAATCTAACCATATTTGTCTCATTTGTATTTAAATTATAAACTTAGTTTATTAATCAAGCAAAGATCCAACATTTTCAGTAACTTCAACATCACCACTACCAAAATTAAATCTAAATAATGGATCTGTTGTCACTGTAAAAGTATTTTGAGTAACATTTTCTACAACAAAAACATTAAAAGCATCTGTGTCTATATCAATACCATCAAGACCACCATTCAAAAAATCTAATCTTATTAATTGACCAACAAAAAATGAATGTGAAATAATACTTATATTAATTGTTGTTGATCCGTTTGTTTTGTCGTAAGTTCCTTTATTTTTAATAGTTGCAACCACTTTTGCAGTATCAACACCAGCACTTATTAAAATTGATCCACTAAAAACAAGACCATAAATTATAGGTACAGGAACACCCGCAGAACTTATGTTTTGTATGCCGTTAAAACTATATGACCCTCTTATACTTGGATCTGTATCACCAACAGCCGAAGCATTTAGCACTGGGGCATCTGGTGTCAATAATTCTGTTGCAAGAGATAAACCTCCAACAACTAAAGCTGCTGTTAAATCACCAGTAAAAAAAGCTGTCACGATTGGCAAGCCATAATTTAGAACAAAATTAAAGGCTGATTCAAAAACATCAACAACAAATTCGCTTCCATAAGCAACAGGTATGATTTGTATTTCCCCTTGCCCTCTCATATTTAAAAAATCTTGTGTTATAACTCGACCACCCATCTTTACCTTATAAAATTGCTTATTCATGTGTTTCTCTACGCCTTCATAATTAGCTTTTAAAAAATTAAAAGCTTGTAAAGGAGAATTTACAGCAGCTTCAAAATATGTTTTACCCAAAAACTTTCTTAAAGAACCATAAACTTTTATTTTTCTAAGCTGCATATCTATAAACTCCTCTCAATGCTTTTTGATATTTTAGGCCATAAAATTCTCTACAACTTAATGATCGTCTACTATGATTTAAAATCATCATATCGCCAATATAAACAGCTACATGATTTAAAATATTTTTTCTTCCTTCAAACAATAAAACATCACCTATTTGTAAATTATCATTAGTTTTTTGTTTAACAAATCCCCCTAAAGGTAAAGCTTTTTCAAACTCAGGATTTTCGTTATGCTCTTTTAAAGTTTTTGGTCTTTTCCAATCAATTAATTTTATATTTTTTGTTTCTAAATACCAATCACTTATGACACTCCAACAATCATATTTGCCCCAAATAAATTTGCGTCCAATTAATGAAGGTGTTTTCCATCCACTAGGTTCAATACAAACCCAGTTATCGACAGATAAACTATAAATATAATAAGGAAATCCAATATGCTCACAACAAGCTTTATCAGCATTTGAAGGTGTTGCAACACCGATTGGATGACTATGTATTACTCCTAATATTTCTCCTTGATCTTCACATTCTGCCCAGTCATCAGGATCAAGCATAAAAAATTCATGTTTGCTTTCTGCAAGATTTTTACATGGCCAAAATTTTTCTTTGCCTTTTATTATTGCAAGTAAACCACAAGCTTCATTTGGTGCTTGTTCCTGTGCATATTTTTTAAAAGATTCTTTCCAGTTCATATCTAAAAATTAACAAAGGTTCCAACGCCTGCAAAGTCATCTCTTGTTACTAACTTTTTTGGTGCGCCAACACCAGCCAAATCAAAACTGCTTACCAGTTCAAACTGCACAACATCTCTATTTTCAACAACTTTTCTGTCAACAAAATATACTTCTCTTGGTAATTCTGCTGACGGGTCTGGTGTCCCAAATGGATTAACATTTAAAGGAAAATTTTCTGCATCTAAAAATCTTGCTAGTGTTCGTCTGCGTGTAACTTTTGCTCCTTGCAAATCTGAAAGTGCAGTGGTTTGATTTACAAGTTGCAATATTGAAGTAATAGTTCCCAATAAATTTGAAAAGGTTAATGTTGGTCTTGGAAGCTTGCCTTTACCAGAATATTTAAAACCCTCTGCCTGACAAGGCATTCTTGTATAAGTGTTAGATTGCCATATTAAATCAGTGCTGTCTTTCATGTTATTACCAGCATGAAATAAATAAACGGTAGGAACAGATGGGGTTACATTTGAATTAAATGAAACAGTCTGAGTGCCTGTGATAGTTTGTGAAACAGTAGATTTAACAACAAACTGATTAGTAGATTCGCTTTGAATAGTATAAATTCCATCAATGGCATCACCAGACGTAAAATCTAAAACTACTAATGTTCCAACTGGCATACCATGTCCAGTTGCAGTGATAGTAATGTCTGTGCCGCTTTGAACATAATTTCCACTTTGTGCAGTTTTTTGAAAGTGAACATCAGCTTTTAATTCAACAGAAAACAATTCTATTATTGATTTATTTGTAAGTTGTTGTAGTTCTGCGGTCGGTGTCGCCATTATGGTTCAAATACCTCTCTAAATGTACAATTTATAGTTGCTCTATTGTTATAAGGAATTGTTTTTGTCCAAGAATCACAAACAAACTGTCCAGCACCAGAAAGAGTTATTGAAACATTTCCTGAGTTTGTTGCACTGGCAGCAGCCGTTACAGTAAAAGCATCATCACTGGTTACTGAAGCAACAGCAAAAGTGCCATCAGTTGCAGAACCAGACGTATAATCAATAGTCAAAACATCACCTATAGCAACACCATGTGAGGTGATACTAATAGTTACAGTTGTTCCGCTTTGCGAGTAAGTACCTGTTTTTGTAAAACCTTCTGCTGGTGGGGTGAATGTAAAGCTTGCCTGATCGTTTACCCTGCTTCTTAAAAACGCTTCAATGACATCTGATTGCTCTTCTGACACTACAAAAGTAAGATCATATACTTTAGGGTCTTGAGAAAGAGGTAAGCCATATAAAGCCCTGAACTCATAACCATCACCCAAAGAGGAAACCTTTACTCTTGGTGAACTTGTTTTTCTCATCCCATAAGTGGGTTGTATTGATGGAAAAGTTGCCATTACCTATTTAATAAACCTCCAGCCCTTGATTCTTCTATTAATGTAGATTGAACCACACCAGCGATAAGTTGTCCAAGTGCCTGACCTTCTGCTTGACTTCCTTGAACAGAACTACCAGACGCATCTACGGAAACATTCACAATATTAGTTGTGCCTCCTCCGAGTTGGTTATTTGGAATAATATTGCCACCTCTTGAACCCATCTGTAATAACTCTGGCCCTTTCTCACCAACCACAAAAGCACCACCAGCAGAAACAGGGCCACCATTAGCTCTTTTTGTGAAATCAATTTGAGGCATATTATTTAAAAAAGTTGATGCCTTATTACCTGTTAATGTTTGACTAATACTCCGTCCACCTCCACCCAAAATACCACCAATAAAGTTTCCTATTCCAGAAACAGCCCTTTGTATTGCAACCTCTACAAGTTTACGTTTTAGATCATTTAATACACTCACAGCCGCTTGAGCTAATGTTTTTGTACCCATCACAGCATCAGTAAGGTTTGTTACAATTCCTTCTTCTATTCCTTTGCCTATTTCCATAAACTTTTCTTTAAGTTCTTTAGTAGCTTCTTGATTTTTTTTGATTTGATCTTCTTGTTTTTTTAAAGCATTATTTTGCTGAATAATTTTTATTAATTTATCTGCTTCAGCTTCTCCAAACTTTTCTATAAATTCTTGTCGTTGTTTACTAATATCAAATTTTTCTTTTTCTTCGTTAGTTAATAATTTTGATCTCTCGACAGATTCTTTTAACTGAATATTAGTTTGTTGTAATGCACTTTTAGTTTTTATAAAACTATCTGCAAGTTCTTTTGCTTCTGTAGTTTTTAAACTATCTTTTAATTTTTTTAAATCATCTTTTAATTTTTTAAGGCTAGCTTCTTCTCCTTCTGCACCAGAAATTAACTGAAAACCCTTTTGACCTTCAGTTATTTTTGCAATTTTAGCTTCTAAATCATCAATTAATTTTGTTGTTTCTTCAATTTTTGATTGAATATCTGCGGAACTGCCTTCTTCTAATAATTTATTAAATTCTTTTTGTTTATTTATTGCTTTTATAATTGCATTAGTTAAAAAGGCAAAACCACCAGCTAATGCAACTAATGGTAAAGCTTTAGAGGCTACTGCTAAAGCTCCTACACGAACAGTTAATGCTGATACCCCGTTTGCTGCTAATAAACTTGCAGCATTAACACCAGTTAATCCATTTGAAACAATAATTGACTGAACACCGATCATGCTAAAACCAGCGATTAATGATTGAACAGCAGCAGAGGCAATTGGTATTACAACAGTCAATCCTTTAACAGCTAAAGCAATACCACCAATAACAAGTGCTGTTTGACCTTCTGAAGTGTTTAAAAAATCTGTTATTGCTATGACAGTAGGTTCAACGGCTGGCCTTAATTTACCTCCAATAGCTCTTGCCAAATCTTCAGTAGCATTACTTAAATTTTTAAAAACTTGTGTAGGATCATTTTTTATTAATTCTTTTAAAGAAGCTGATCCGTCTGTTTCAATTTTTCTTAATGCTCTTAAGACAACATCACTTGTAAGCTTTCCTTCTGAAGCAAATTTCTTTAGTTCTCCAACAGTAACACCAAGTTCATCTGATATTGGACCAAGTAATGTTGGAATCTGTTCTGAAATACTTCTAAATTCATCCCCCTGTAAACGTCCAGAACCTAATGCTTGAGCTAATTGTCTAAATGCATTTGAACTTTCTATGGCAGAAGCACCAGCTAATTTTGCTGCAGTATTAAAACCAAAGAATGTTGATTTAATATCATCAACACCCACTCCTAATGGGGCTAATCTTGCTGTAATATCTGTAATGCCTTCAAGAGCTTCAGTTGCACTCAAGCCAAAGGCTTTTTGTGCATCAGCAGCAACCTGTTGTGACTTTGCAAATGTACCAGATGATTTTGTTAGCAGTCCTAATCTGACATTTAATTTTTCAAAATTTGCAGATGTATTTACTGCCTGTCTTGCTAACAAACCAACCCCAAGACTAGCAATAGCTGTCCTTAAACCACCAAAAGATTGTTGTAATTTATTTGTTTGATTCTGTACACCTTTTAAAGCACTTGTCGCACTAGTGGCATCAACTCTCAGTTTTACAATACTTTCTGCCACTAATTAAAAAGTCTTTCTTATATATTACCTTGATTTAGCTCTTTGACGATCAGATTGTCTTTTTTCGTTCTCATATTTAATTTCATAATATGCAGCCCAATATATTAACTCTTCTTCTGTCAAAGATAATCTTAATTCTTGCAAGGTTTTACCAAGTTCTGTTGCTAGGAAAAACTCGAAGTTTAGCCAGTTATCCCCTTTTATTCGTTTTTTGCTGTATTTATATCAAGCTTTATATCAAATAAAAATAATTCAATCTCATTTAATACATTTTCTGGAATAAATCTGTGTAACTCTGCGGCATCTGCCATATTAAAAGCTTTGCTGCCATCTTCCAACTCTGCCATCTGGCATAAAACATGTGTAGTCATTGTTAATGCTTCTTCTGTTCCAGCAGCAGCTTGAGCTTTTTTTCTGTCGTATCTGGTTAGAGGTTTAAAATATAAGGTTTCAATAACATCACCATTTGAATTTTTCCATTCATATTTTCTTCTGGTGGTCATTTCCTCCTTATAGGATTCTGTAAGAAGGTCTATTGTTCTTTTAGATGCCATAAATAAAATGCGAAGTTTTTAAATGTTACTAGATAGCGGAAGTAATAATTCCGTTTGTTTCAAAAGTAATATTTACTTCCTGTATTTCTCCAAGAGTTGCTCCATAAGTAGCGTTAGTGATGATACCAGCAAAACCAATTTTTTTAGAAGCTGCTCCACTATCAGGAAATAATTCAAATAATGCGTCACCAGCATCACCTGTTGTAATTATGT